CCTCGTCGCCGTCATTGGTAAGAGTCACCTCGGCGGTCACGCTGCACCCGCTGCTGCAAGCGTGATTGCGCCAGCATCAGCCGCCAGCGTTTCCCCATCGTCAATCTGGCGTGCGGTGTCGAGCGGCCATGAACCCATGAACGTCGAGCTATTCCAGAAACCAACATGCGTGACCTCTGGCCAGTTACCGCCGTCCGCCAGGAAGTCCACTTCAGCATGGCTACCCTTCGACGAGCTCGCCGCAGCATCAAAGCTAACGGTCTGCCTTGCATATCCAGCAGCGGTAAGCGTGGTCAGTTCAAGCAGCAAACCAGCCACGCCAGGGTCACCCGTATGCAATGACACGTGGTTGACGCCAGTAAGCGCGGTATCAAGGGAAGCATTCAGGCGCGCAGTCGTAAGAAACGTTGCCATGCAACCCTTTCTACGGTGCCACTATCTGGAAATCAGCACCGCCCGTGAATACCAGCGAACCAGAAGCCTCGGTATCAACCTCGCCGAAGTTGTACGTAAAATTCGGCGCCGTAATGCTGTTCACCAAACCGAGCGCATTCAGGAGCTCTAGCGTGTCAGACTCAATCACTGTCTCACCGGTGGCAAAGGTGATGCCCCCACGAACCATGGAGGCACCACCGTTTATCACTGTGAGCTGCCACGCCATCGCCGCCTTAGACGCCGTCGCAGTAAAGCATTGCGACCGGGTAACGGATGACCGTCCCGCCGCAGCGCGACCAGCAGGGCACCTTGACCTCGAGGCCGTCATACTGGGGAGGCAACCGGTTGAAGTTCATCGGCACCAAGGCACCGAGGACCATCGGGTCACGCACGTAGGCAACAATGCGATCCCCGCCACCGCTGTGCTTCGCGCCCGTGAGCTTCGTCCAGGGCACGATCGCCTTGATTTGCGGATTGGTGAGCAGGTAATCGAGCACCGAACGCGTAACCAGCGTCGATGCCGGCAAGCTGCCAATGAGCGAGTAATGCGTCAGCGGCATCGCAATCGTGAACCCGCTCTCCGACAATCCCTCGGCCTGCTTCAGCTGACCGCTGAGCAGGGACACCATCTGTGTCACATCGGAGATGATCTTCGCAGGGTCCGCACCGGCAACCAGCCACGTGCGATCACTGCCGCCATCCTTGATGGCAGGCGTGAACGTCGTATATGGCACGATGTCATCGGAGTTGATGAACCCGCGCATCGAACCAGCCGACGTATCCAGCGCACTGCCAAACGCGAGGAGCTCGTCGGTCTTTTCCTCGTGAGCCTGGCGAGCGCCCTTCGCCTTGTACATGTCGAGCGGAACACCCTTCGACATGGCAGCCTGAATCTCGGGCACCGTGTAGGAAAACGCCTGCGTGATGTCCTTGATGCGCGAGGTCTCTTCCTGACCCTGCGTCTCAGACATGCGCTGATCGTTCGCCTTGTCGCCGAGGATGTGCGCCTTGCCGTACGTGGTCACCTTCCGCCACGTGTACTCAAGGTCATTCGCCCCCACATTCCCAATCGCAGGAATGAGGTCGCGCGCCACGAGCCGCGGGAAAAGCTGCGTATAGAGAACTGGATCGATGGTCTCGAGCTGCCTCGAGAAGAATGACGACGGAGAATCAAGCCTGGTTTCCATGTTCATCCTCTCTTAGGTGTCCGGCACGCAGACGATGTTGACGCCGCTGAGCTCGAGGCGAACCACGTCGCCCGCGCCGCCGCTGTCGAGGTAGCGAGCATTCGCAGCTGGAATCAGCTGCGTGTACTCGGTGTCGGCAGTCTTGCCGAAGGTGCCCGCGCCGTTGCTGCTGTGCACGAACTGCCAGAAGCGCACCGCGCTAGCCGGCGTGATGCTGTTCTCGCTCAGCGTCACATAGACAATGCCGCTCTGGAGAACGCTCATCACAACGCCGGGAAGTAATCCCGTTGTGCCGAGGTCGCCCGCGAAGTCGCCGTGAGCCTTTGCATAGAGATGCGAATGAACCACGATTCCAAGCATGTCCGTGGCATCGGCAGCGCCGATGAGCGCCTCATTGTCGGCCGTACCCTTGAATACAGGGGTTCCGAACGCAATCTCCGCGGTGCTCTCCGCATTGACGTATGAAAAGATACGGTGCGGCATTGATGCGACATACACGCCTGCGAATGGCCCGGTTTGGGCGACGACACTGCTCTGTCCGATGCTCATGTTAAGCTCCCTTCCCGAGCGGCCTGGTTCCTCTGGTCATCATGTCCTCGTCGAACTTTTCGCGAGGGGTGCGCATATCAATCGGTGCAGCGTCCTGGCGCGGCGTAACCACAGCCGCCCTGCGCATCGTCTCCTGCCCGCGCGCGCCATTGTCGTAACGCTCAACGCACGAGTCGAAGCGACCGCGGATCCAGTCAATGGTCGCGCCATCGGGGATCTTGCCGCCGACATGGGCCACCTTCTCGATAACCAGGCTCATGATCTTGCGGTTGCCTTCCTCGGTGTATGGCACCTCATCGAAGCGCACATTGCCGAGACCGAGCACCCGAGTAGCCGCCGTCTGAAGGCGAACGCGCTCACCAACGCCAGCCTCGAGGCGTGCAGCCTCGCCAGCCTTCTGCGTAGCGAGCTCGGCCTTGAGCGCCGTATTCTCCTCGGTCAACTTCAGCGCATCAGCGCGAAGCTGCGGAAGCTCACTGATGCCATCGACACCGGCTGCGGCATCAAGGCGAAGCGTCTCATTCGCCGCCTCTGCGCGATCCGCACGCGCCTTCTCGGTCGCGAGCTGCTTCTCTGCCTCTTCGGCGCGCTTGGTCTGGATTCCCAGCTGAGCAAGCGTCTCTTCGGTAACCGCCATGGTCACTCCTTGTGTTGGTGAGTCGGCGCGTAGGCCGATGACATCGCTGCCCGAATCAAGACGCACACGCGCCTCGGGGCCCGCCCGCCCGCAATCCACAAGGGCGAGGTGATTGATGACAAGGCCGCGCTGTATGGCGTCGTAACGGCCGTGTATGGGGTCGACCCCGGGGGAGAGGTCGAGATCCACGTCGTAACCAACCGACAGCGCGGTTTTACCGTGTTGCACCTTCGCGATAGTCGCCGCGTCGGTCACAATCATTGACGCGCGCACGAGCTGATCCTCGCGCTGCGCAGGCGCCAGAACGCTGCCAACCGCCAGCGCCTTCGCGTTGTCCGCAGTGACCTTGCCCGTAGGCGTAGAGGGGTGCCCGTCTGTTACCGGGGCGCCCTCAAACGCCGCCATTACGTCAGCGTGGAATACCTCCGACTCGGGACGCAGCTCGCGCCGCACGCCGCCTTTACCGTCGGGATACTCAAACACACCAACTCGGCTCGCGTAGCCGTCGAGCTTCAGGAATCCCTGTGGCGTCTTCTTAGCGGGGCGAAGTGCGCCGATGTCGGTCCGCAGTACCTTCACTGCAACCACAATTGCGGACCGCTAAAGTTTGCGTATTGTTTTCTACGACTCGCTTAGAAGGTCATCCAATACAGGTTCAGCAAAACAGCGACAATTTACAGCCTCGCCGGGTATTCCCTCCGACGGTGGCGTGTCCCAGTCGAACGTTTCGCCCTCGAGGTCAGCGTGCTCCTCGCGCACCCGCTCATCATTGGCAGTGCGCCATATGAAACTTTTGACGCCTAGCGCCGTTTGCCGTACCTCGTTGAGCTCCCCGTAGAACTTGCCCACCTGGTCACGGGCAATCAGCGCCGCGCGAGATTCGCTGACGTCATAGCGGTCCTGCAGCTCCTGCGCGAGGTCCTCCCAGCGTGTACCGCTGCGCACGCCCGCCGTGATGCGCTTCTCGATGTCGCCAAAGTACTGCTGCGGTATAGACTTGATGAGCGCCACATTCTCAGCCGTGAATGCGTCTACAATGGGCTGCAGGTTCGGCTCATGGGAGAGCACGTCCACGCCCACGATCGCCGTTATCTGGCGCTTCAGCTGCTGGCGCTGGAAGTCCGATAGCTGACCCGCCGTCGTCTCAGCGAGCCGCTCGAGCTCGTTCACGCTCAGGTCATCCATGTAGCGTTTGGCGATCTTGTCTATCTCGCGGTTCACGTCGGCGCCACGGTCGAGGCGTACGTCATCGCCGCGCTGCGCCTTGGCATCGGCGATCCATCCCGGCACCTGCGGGAATATCGAGCGCTCTAGCGCCCCGCGCGCCCCGTCCAAGTAGCCGCGAATATTCTTGAAATAGGTCAGCGCGATATGGCTCGGGTGGATCTGCCGCGGTGGCTTGCGCCTGCGCACCTTGGGCGCCCATTGCCGCATGGTGCGGATGCGCTGGACCATGTGCGCTCGCTGCCAGGCGTTCGCGCGCATCACGCCTTTGATTGCACCTTGATGGTTGCACCGCAAGAGCACGCATAAAAGGTCATCGTCCTACCGTCAGTGCTCACCATCCCAGTCACGCTGTGGCCTTGGTGCTCAGGTGGTAGCTTGGCGCTCACCCTGCGATAGAACCGCTTGAGCCCATAGCCGCTCATCTTCTTAGCGCCGCTATGGCGGAATATGCGCTTGACCTTCGGCGTCGAGATCATGGCGCCTCATGCCAGTCATCGGCCAGGATGTCAGTCTGTGATGCCGTCCACGGCACGAGGTATCCGCTAACCGTGCTCATGTAAACATATGGAAGCGTCATCTTGCTTTGCGCATCTGGAACATGGAACGCAATCCACATGCCGGAGCCGTTCCATCCCAGGCGACATACTCGCTTGTCTTGGTTCCTCATGAGGTGCAGTGCATCGCCGAATGTCATTTATTCCCCCTTAGCCGCCTTGGCCGCCTCGATTTGGCGCAGCCGCTCATTTGCCTCTGCCTCGGTGTCGTACTCGCCGAGCACCTTGCCCTTGCGGGACATGACGCGCCATTTCGACCCCACGTGCTCCACGTAATCGAGCCGCATCTCATCCTGCTTGGTTGCGCCCTGTGGCTCCTTGGCGCCAGCCTGCGCGGCCTTCGCAGCAGTGTCAGCCGCCTGCTTCTTCGCCGCCTCTACCTCGGGCGTCGTTTGACCTGGCATGGCCGTGGGCTGCACGTCCATCTGCGAGCGTGCATCAGCCATCGCCTTGCGGGCTTCCATGTCAATCGTGGTCGAGAAGCTGTAGTCGTCGCCGCCGTAGCGTGACGTAGCCACCTCTTCCGGCGTCAGCACGCCATTTGCGATATTGACGTTGTCCTGCTGCGCCTGCAGCCATCGCGCTTGCTGCTCCTCCTGCTGTGATGGCTGCCACAGCGGGCGGAACTGAATCGACCACACGTCAGGCTCGGTGCCATTCGTGGGCGATGCGTCCTTCTCGGGCCCAATCATGCGCGCACGGAAGATCAGCCGCTGGATCGCCTCGAGGATAGGGCGCAGCTTGATGCGCTGCAGCCGCGCCACGCGGTCATAGAAGAACGCGCGATCGCTATCGCCGGTAGCATTGAGCCCACCAGGGCTCATGCCCATAAGCAGCGTAATCGGCATGTCCGCAGCCGCCGCGAGCCGCGATTCCAGCTTCGCCAGGATCTCGGGCACACCGGACAGCGGCGTCTGCTTGCGCTCAAAGTCGTCCTCGGCGTCGATGACGAGCCAGCGCATAACGCTGCGCATGGTGTCCATCATGGCCATCTGTTCCTGCACCGTCTTGGCCTTATTCGCTGCGAGCAGCTTGGTAAACCCGGCCATCTTGTACACGCCCTGCGAGGCGTCCTGCATGAGCGCCGCCGCGCTCGCCGCCGCCGTCTGGTAGTCCATGATGACTTCGGCGCACCGCTGCAGCACCGAGCCGCCCCAGCCAGGGCGAGCTACGCTCATCTCGTACCGCGCGGTACGAATGCCCTTCAGCGCGATGAGCCGCGAGTGATGGACGTTGATCATGCCTTGCGCTAGCTGTCCCCGCGTAATCGGGATCACGCTGTATATTTCGGGCTCCCCGAAATTGGGCTGCGTAATATCGCCCTGCCAAGTCTGCGGTATACACTCGCGCGGCTCGAGCAGCACGAAGTGGGACAGCGATATCAGGCGGTCCAGGTCCAGCGGTTGCGTGAGGTCGTCCGAACCATCGTTGATGATCGGGAAGATCGCCGCGCCACCGTAAGCGCGCTCAAACTTCCACGCCTGCTCCACGAGCTGCTCCACGCCGAGGTCCTCGTTGAGGTCCATCATGGCTTCCTCGGTCTCGAGTGTCTGCCCGCGGTCGGCGCCGTCCTCGTCCTCGTCGGCCTGGATGCGCACGTCATAGCCGGCCCGTAGCGCCTCCTGCGGGATAGTCTCGACCACACGCGCCGCGATGTCGTTCCCTAGCCACAGGTCACGCGCGGTCTGATCGTCTGTGATATCCACGCCGAACTCGGACGCCATGCGCTTATCACGCGCGGTGCCGAGGCCGGTGGTCAGGTTCTGCCATCCGTCAGCGCGCGCCTGCGCCAGTGACTTGCTGCCCGCTGGATTGCCGCTCTGTCCCTTGACCCATTTGGCCATGCGGACAGCCTGCAATGGCCTGCTTGTTTGCGTATTGTTTGCCTGCTAACGACGTGCTGCGGCTATGCGCAGGGATACGATGTCATCCTCGAGGGAGTTATATGCATGCGCCAAGGCGTCCACCTGGTCATCGTGGACGTCTTCCTTGGTGCCGGTGAAGCTCATGACCTCGTACATGAAGTCGTTCAGCCACGGCGCATGCTTCGGCACCCGTACGCGCCCATTGTTCCATGCCGCGGCTACCGGAAGCGCGCGTGTGAGCTTGTCTCCCTGTGGCGTGATCTCCTCAATGCGCAGCTTCGGGTTAATGGCGCGCAGGGATTGCGGCACGCCTTTGAACCCGCCGAACGCCTCGATTATTACGTCTGCGTTCCACGCCGCCTGCACCTCGACGAGCTTCGTAACTAGCTTCGGGATCTCCATGCGCGCGCGGTGTACCTCCAAAACGTCGCATATGCGCTCCAGCCCGAGCCCACGCGATGCAAGCACGACTATGGCGGAATAGTCCGCGCTCGTCTTCTCGCTCGCCGCAGGGTCACAGGCGATGACCAGGCGCGCATTCTCTGCGCTCTGCACGTCATACCGTGCGGGGTCTGTGAATATCGAACCACCGCCCGTTACGAATTGGGCTTCGTACTCCTGGCGGTAGACGAGCGAGTGAACCTCGGCGCGCGCGGCCGCGAGCTCCTCGGCTGGCACAAGCGGATTCTGCGAGGTAGGCGCCTGCCACCGTGCCCAACCATCGGCGGTCTCAGCGGCGTTGAACAGGTCGTGAAACCAGTTCAGCCCCTTCGGCGTCGAGATGAAGATTGCCCATCCTTGGCGGTCTGACAGCGCAGGACGTAACACCTCGGTCCACGCTTCCTGCTGCATGAACGCGGCCTCATCGCACACGATGCCGTCTAGGCCGGCACCGCGCAGACCGTCGGGGTTGTCCGCTGACTTGACCGTGATGCTACCGCCGCCAGGTAGCACGATGCGTAGCTCGGTTTCGCTCTTATCAAGCCAGGCATCGGCTAGCGCGCTCTTCAGCTCGCGCCAGATGAGCTTAGCGATGGGGAACGTGGGCGCGATCCACCAGATGGTTGCGCCATGCACCGCGCCTCGGCGTTCACCATGGCCGACCACGCAGGCGATGAGGCCGAGCATTGTTTTGCCCCAGCGTCGCCCGCTGCATATGACCTTGAACCTAGCCGGGTGTAACAGGATCGGCTGCTGTTGCGGCTTCGGGCGCGGTAGCCGGATCCGCTTGGTCTGGCTCATCGCTTATAACGCGTATGCTTTCGACAATCACATCCAGGCATGCATTTTATGCCACTGTTCCCTCCGCCCCATGGTCCGCGCTTGGATGCGAGATGTTTGCCCATTTCTTCCAAAACCTCGACGACCTCGCGTCCGGTCTTTCGGCCCATGCCGTCGATTGAGCTGAACTGTTCAAATGTTAGCCCACACAGATCGTCCATGGTTATGACGGTCTTCCCGTTTTGCCCCAAGAAGAAAGCCGATAATGCATTGAATGCCCTGGTAGGAAATTCTATGAAATCAAACTCTTCGGAAAAACCCAGACTCCTACGATAAAGGGCATCACTTGCCCTGGTCGTCTCCGTTCGCATCGCCAGATGGTACCTCATCCTTTGACTTCCAGTCGTTGAAGTAAGCGATCTCCATGCGCGTAGGACCGCCACCTTCCCCCGTCAGCTCGACCGCTTGCACTGGCTTGCCATAGCCCCGGTCTAGCAGCGAGTTGGCTGCCTTGATACGCACGCCATCGTCCGCTGAGTGTTCCATCATCTCGGCGAGTACTTCGATAGCGCGCATAGAATGGGCGCGGCACGCCTCGATGACCTCTTTGGGTATCTTTGGGCGTCCGCTCGGGTTGCCGCTCTCGCCCTGTTCCCATCTGTGCTGTGGCATGATGATCTAAACCTGTTACCAACAGCCTACCCCTC